GAAGGGTCTTCTACATTATATCTCATAGGATCGAATAAAGCTAAACATATATCACTATCGTTTTGTGTTGTAGAACTATCAGCAAAATCTTCTAGCTGAGGTTCAACATCACCGTTCTTTATTCTTATAGGATTAGATATAGATCTGTTAAACTGACTTACAACCACTGGAGAGTATCCATAAAAGTCACGAGCATATCGTAACTCATCAGACATCTTATCAATAGCTGCTTTCTTAGTTGGTTGATCTTTAGTTGTCTTTAACAAACCAATGTGGTCAATAACAACAATAGTTATTTCGTCTGGGTCATCAGGAATATATATCTTATTATATTTATCCTGCTGTACTATTTCACCACGTTCTAAAGCATATGCTTTTAACTCTTTAGCAATACCTACAGGATTCTCTGGCCCATCGATAATAGTAATCATTTCTGATAACTTATTCATATAGTCCTCATACGACAAAAAGATTGCATGTTCTTGTTCTGTCATTTTATCTGTCCAACCTAGAAGTTTATTTACTCCTATAGTTATACCATGATCTAAGAATATTCTACGAGATGTCCACTTTGCAAGCTTGTAAGTTCTACTACGCTCCATAGATCTGTACCACACTTTCACTTTAATTCCTGATTGTATTCCTTCAGGAGACATGGCCCAATCTACAGGATTAAGCACAAATGCATCATCTATAAAACTAGTTTTACCTGAACCTGTCAATCCACCTATCAAATAATACATAGATTTCCTAATACCAATGTATCTATTAAGTCTATTAAAGCCCATAGGTACACCATTGTTTTTTCCTTCAAGGCCTTTTCTAACCTCTTCTTTTAATAATTCAAAACTCATTTCTTAATATGGTATTTCTTTCATAAATGTTAAGTCACAATCATCATTGCTATCTTTCTCACTGTTCTCCTCTCTATTAAGATAGTCATGAACCTTACCTTTTGGTTTTTTCCAAATAGCACCTGTTGGTCCATTATTGAAATTTTCTAGAGCTTTTTTATTGGTTCTTTGCCAATTGTAAATCTGAGCATCTTCATCACATGCTATAAACCTTACTCGTTTATGTGAAGAGCCTTCTTTCTTATACCATTTACCATTTATCTTTTTCCATTCTCTTTCTTTTTTTCTTGTGTCTTTTTTTCCTTTAATTGCCATAATTTAAATATCTGTTGGTCCTGTTTTTTGTTCTGGTTTATCTTTTTCTGATTCCATAAGTTCTATGAAACCTTCAAAGCTTCTTTGGTTTAAATATGGAACTGAGCCTTGCATGTAACTCATGATGTTCTTACCTTCTCTTAAAGAACGTTCCAATTTAACTTGTACTTCGTATTTTAAAGCATCTATCAACTGTTGAGCTGTATACTCACCTTCATTAATAATTGCTTTAAATTTCAATCTACATTCATTCTTAGACCTACGTAAAGATCTACTACCTTTGAATGTCTTGTTCTTATATGTAAAGGAGTCTGTTGTGGGATAGTTTTTCCACCACTCTTCAAAGTCAGTTGTTAAAGGTTTACGTTTTATTATTTTAGGTGAATCATCATCACTACTTATAAACTTTAGTAGATCTTTACCCTCTAGTGTAACTTTATCATCATCTTTAGATATTAAGCCTTTTCTTACTAATCCTTGATAAAGAGCACCAATCTTCATACTATCTGTATATAATGGTTCTATGTCTTGTCCATCTTCTATTAGTTTTAATAGATACACTAAATCTAAATTATAACTCTTCTTTATCAGTTCTTTGAATATTTTTGGACTTATGTGGAGCTTCATTTTTCTTATGTTTTTTTAATTCAATGATTGCAGGTTTCTTTTTGTTTTTCTGTGCGTGTTCCCATTCTTGATGCTCTAACATCATCCTGTGTTCTCGCTCTGCTTTATACATTTCATCATTGGCATAAGCTGCATGTTCCCAGTCTTCGTTAATTAGTTTACTCATTTTCTTGTTCTGTTTTTGTTAAATTATCTTTATCATCTATACTTAGTCCAAAGTGTCTATAAAACCATCTAAAAGTATCTTTTGCTTTGTTTGTATTAAACTTAAATACTTTCTTTAAGGTTTTAATAGAGTATTGTCTAAACTTCTGGTATTGTTCTATAGTGAGAGTCCACTGTTCCCAATCATCTTCAAAAGCATCATCTAAATCCTTTCCTACAAGATCTAGTTGATACTTCATAAGATGCTTAGCCACATTCTTTCTATTTATTTTTGCTCTTCTATTCATGATTAAAATAAACTTGTTTGATTAGGTATAACTATATTCTTTTTACGTTTACCGTTTGTCAGAATCTTTACAATCATTCCTTCTGCTTTATCTATATAATAATTATAGTTTACATTATCTGTTGAGGAATCTTTCTCTAGATAGTTGCAAACATGACACACCCACTCACCAGCTTCTACTTGACTTCTTTTAGCAGCCTTACTTTGAGAGTCTTTGTTCTTTACCTTGTACACTTTCTCACCAGTATTACTTACATAATACCTAATAAGTTTGTTATACTTAGTTCTTTTATTAGTTTTTGGGTTTACACCTTCATAATGAAAATCTCTAGAAGCTTTCTTCCTAATGCAAAAATCATATAAATTCTTATGATTCATAATAGTGTCTTTGACAGGTGTACCATTTACATAATACTGTTCAAGAGCAATGGGCACTATCCTAGCAGACTTATTCTTGTGTAGTTCAAAGTCTGTTAGAAAGTCACCTTTTTTCTTTACATAACCATTAGGCATTATGGCCAAGTAATCATTAACTGTTGAAAATATAATCTTACTATAGTCTGTCCTTTCTAGAATATACTGAGTAACATCACACCACCACTCATTTATTTCATGCATCTTTGGAATCAAGTCTTTTCTCACTTTAATCGTTACACCGTCTGTATTAGCAGATATCACATGTATATTATTCAATTCATACTTCTCAATAAGCATCATTAAGCTAAGCTCACCTGTAATAGTGGTGAACATAGTTAACTGCCTATCATATATCCATGAAAGCATATCAGATGATTTACCATATACAGAATTAACTGCAAGTTTAAGTGCTCCTACAATTCCTTTAATTCTTCTATCTGTTTTAGCTTTAGGTTTAAGTTCCAACCTACGCTCAAACATCTTCTTATATCCATTTAAGAAGGCTTTTCCTAAATGAGCAGGATACTTACCACTATTAATAATAATAGCAGGATAATAGCTCGCTACATCCCAGTCAATGATTTCATATTCATCATCAGACTCAAATATTTCAGGTTTGTTTTCTGTATGAAGCCCACCTTTCATAAATGAATATACATTATCATAGAAATGTATGTGCTCTTTGAAGTTGTCTTGTGTACCAAGTTTTGTCTTCTTGATTTGTACTAAGAAATCTTTGAGTTGTTTGGTTTCAAACTTAACATAATGAGCTACGCAGTTCTTTAATGATATACTCTTTCTAAAATATCCTTTTTTAGGAAGTTCTTTAATAGAAATGCCTTTCTCTTCACAATAATATTTCTTAATCATCTCATCACCTATCTTACTATCAGAATAGTTTAGACACGGTATACCAAACTCCTGCTCAATATCATTTCTGAGCTGAATTTGATTATTCTTATTGTATAATGGATGATCTGTTTCACCTAATGTAACTTTGTAGAACTCATAAGTTGCATCAACATCATTAAAGCAATATTGTAAAGATTGATAAACCTCATCTCTACTCATGTTAGTTTTAGTGTGATGTATAGGCATCTCTTCAATGTTCTCAAGATCCATCTCAAACTCTAACCTTTTCAGACTTACACGTCTGTTCTTATTATCATAGTGATGTATTTTGAATAGGTCTAGTTGCTTTAATGTAAGTTCATGCTCTCTGTATTCAGGAAACACATCAAAGTTAGCATCATGTATAATGTCCTGAGCTTTCTGTGCAATCTTAGCACATATTTCTAGACCACTTAACTCATGCCAATATTCATAGTTTCTTAGTACCCACTCTATCACTTGAGCATCAAAGCGTAGATTATTATAACCCACCCAATAAACATCTTCATTCTCTTTCGTATAATTTACAAAAGCATCAAGTTGATTATGCCACTTACTCACTGTAAAACTCTTAGGAGTTTGCTCTGGTTTCATGCACACCACTATAAAGCACTCCTGCATAGTCTCTATATCGTAGATAATGTTATTGTCCCTCATTTAATTGTCCTGTTTAAATTAGAAGAGAAATGGCTAACAGATTTTACATCCGTCAACCATTTGTTCTTCAAATATATTAATTAAATATGTTAATTAAAAATAATATCTCACATGATCATCATATAATACTATTTTACTTGGTTCCTTTTTTAGTTTATTATAAACTCTAAGAGCGTCACCTGATAGCTCTATACCTTTTGTGTTTTCAGTAAGATTGATTGTTGACTCTTTTCTTACAAAGTTACCTTTTACAATTTTCTTTCTGTTTTCTCTTTCTAACTTTTGTTTAGCTTTATAAGCTTTCATCTCTGATGCAACCTTATGAATCTTTTGATATACAGGATTAACTCTAACGTCCCATTCTTTAGATAATGATCTGGCTAGTTCTAGTCTAGGTGTTCCTGTTCTCAAACCTTTCTTGATTTGATTCACTCTTCTGTTTGTGTACTCTACGTACGTTTTTGTTTGTTTTTGCATTTTAATTGTATTTATTAATTAATAAAAAAAATAGAATGACTATCATTCTATTATTCTTCTTCATCATCGATGTATTCTTCTTCATCAATGAATTTTATAATGACTTTATCATTTTCATCATATATTGGTTCAGCTAACTTATTAAAATAACTATCTTCATCTATTAACACTTCACACCATCCTTGAAACTCTCTTAATATAAAGTTCATTTCTGTTATTCCAAACTCTATATATGCTTCTTCATCTTCATATTCATTAATGATTATAAATGTACCTATTTCATCAGGTGTTATTATAAGATTGGAACCTATAATAAAAGGTTTTACAGGAAAACCATTTTCTTCAATAAGTATTTCATCAGATATCTCATTATGAAAATAATCTTCTGTTATTTTCCACACTTGAACGTGCTCTTTATCAGGATGTCCAGGATTAATATGGTTTATGAATAACATTCCTGGCTCTAACTTAGTAGGCTTGTAGTGTCTAAATTCTAGTTCTGCTTCTATAAACATAATTTATCTCAATATTTATTAATAAACTGTTTGTTTGACACTGATAATAGTTATTTATCATCTTTTACAAATTGACCGTTAATCATTTTACCTGTCCTTTTGCTTATAATATCATAAGCACTGTTCAAGCATTCTTCAATAGTTACACCTTGCATCTCAGCTTGAATGATCATTGTCACCATAATATCTCCTATGGCATCTTCAATATCTAACCTGTTATTATCTACAATAGCATTCATAAGCTCGGTTAATTCTTCTTGTGTCTTAAGAGCTTGTTTAAGAGGTGTAGCTTTATCAAATATACCCTTCTCTCTAGCCCACTCTTGTACACATACTTCTAATTCAAAATAATCCATATTGTTTGGTTTTAATTAATTAATATTATAAAAGTTAAACACACTATCATAATGGCCCAGTAGATTTTCCAGAATTTGGATTTCACATAATCATCTTCCCAGACAATACAGTGAAACCCAAAACTCAAACCTAAAACAAATATTATTTTTATTATTTCCATAATACATTTATCTGTTGTGACAGTGTATATGTTCCTGAAACAGTATAGTCAGCATATCCTTCAGTTTGTGCAAATCTAATCTTCTTAACTGTTTTATTTTTTATTGCATCAACTACATCATCTTGTAGAAAAAATGTTGATTCAGAGTAGTCTTTACAACTTATATCTGATATATCATTATCTAATTTAATTTTAGTTCCGTCATCAAACAATAAAATTAAATAATTTTTACTTGAACCACCACATCCAAAATCTTTTACAGTGGGGTATATTTTAATGTAATGATAAGATGTATTCTTCTCAGGATTGACTATTTTAACAAAACTAGTTTTTATTTCACCATAGTCAGTTCCAGCTATATAATATTTAGTTATTTTAACTGTTTTACCATTAAATTCATCCACTTTATTTACTGATAATTCTTGTGCATTTGATAGGTTAAATGCTAACACTATTACTAATAATACTACTACTTTTTTCATTTTTATTTTGGTTTTAATTTATTTTAAATGTTTTTTTAGCTTCTCTTTGTTCTGCTAATCTTTTTTTTCTATATAGTTTGGTTTGCCCTGGTGTGACTCTACTGTATATACGAAACCCTGTAATTCCATTTCTACTTTGGTTCCAAAAATCTTTACCTTCTTTACTCATCTTTGTTTTGGTTTTTAATGCTAAAACCACTAACACAACTCAAACGGTGTAACGAAACCTTGTTGTGCTAGTGTTTTAACTGGCTATTAATCGTTAGTCTTAAAATATATATCGAATTGTTTCTAATTCAAAATATTGATTATATAATTGCTTCCAAAATATCAGAAGCTTAGTCTTATCACGTATTGGATAACGCATCACACCACTGTTATTCTTAATCTCACAACTATACTTCATCATCTCTTGTGCTTCAGGTGACGCTTTAGCCATCTGATTCTTATGATTAGTGAGCACTATCACTTCACATTTGTTATCTCTGCCTGCATACTTTGCTACTTGTGCAAACAATTCATCATAATGTTGTATCCATCTTCTTTGAAACACAACAGGTGAATAGTTTATGTGCACTTCCCATCCTAAATCCTTCAGACGATTGATATCTTCTATGCGTGATGATATCTTTTGCATCTTAGGCTCAAGTATGTCTGAATACTTCTGAGGCATAAGACTTACACGTACTCTTGGAGGTTTGTTGAAATGTGTAACATCAAGCTTTAGTAGTGCTGGATATTTTGTAGCCATTGTACTATTAAGCTGTGGATGATCATCATAACGCTTCAAATAGTCATGTAAAGACTCAGGCATATGCTTTTGCATAAGCACTAAGTCTGTATTACATGCTATATCTACCATTGTGTATACAGGATCTTGTTGATCAGGCACCTTGTTATAAGTTTTCTCCCACTCAACAACAGACTGAAATATCTCATCCACATTCGTGTTTACAAACACCCTACGTCCATTATATCTAGACATGTAACAATATGTGTCCACACATCCACCAAAACATCCATAGATGAGGTTTGGAGCAATGCAATTAGCACTATTGTTATTGTCTTTTGTAATGAGTGTACGTGTTTTCTGTGTCTTAATCATTTCATTCTGTATTTTCTTACTGACGTGAAATGAGAAACATTTTGTACAATAGTTCCAAGCTTAGTATAAGCTTCTACATCTGTCTTTGCAGTGAAAGAAAGTTTTACGTTTCCTGATTCTGCTTTAAATATGTACTTCTTAGTTTTAGCCATGTCCAAAGTATTTAAGTCTAACCAATTCCCACCACGTTAGATGTTCGTACTCTTTTTCTGTATAAACATAAATATGTCCTTTTACGTCTAATATATGTAATCCGTTTACTATTTTATGTGTCATTCTAAATCGTAATTATAACAAGTTTTACTACAATATCCGCGATATGATGTATTTGGTACACCACAACACTTACACTCTTCTTCTTCTTCTAGACATGCATCTCTAAAACAATATTCACACTCTTCTACAAAGTCTGTATCATAATAATGATGGTGATCGTGACAATATTCTACACTCATAACTTAAAATATTAGTGATATTATTTGAGCTGTTACAAAAATAATTGAAATTGTTATAACACACCAAACAATTATTTTATATGAATTTTCTTTTGACTTTCCCATAATCTTACCATATTGCAAACCCACCACAATTTCTTAGAAACGTAATGAAAGTTTTGATTCTACCATAATTTATACTGTGACTTGGTGTATACACATCACCATTATCATCCACTACGCTTGTAAACAAGATTCGAGACTTCATACCTGTATGTCCTCCTGGAGTGAATCTTTCATTAAGTTCATCACACTTTTCTTGTTTTACAAACTTATTACTTCCCATCTTATTCCACATTCCTGAATTGAAATATATCAAATCATCATTCTCTACAATGTTATCATCTTCTTCTAACATGTATTCAAGAGCATTTGCAAGCAAGTCACAATCTTCTTGAGTCTTTAGTCCATCTCCATCATTATAATGCCAACTGATATCTCCAAAGTCTAGTCCTGAGTTTTCAATAGCATGCATACATAGTTCTGCTATTGGTCTCCATCCCCAAACATTTGCTCTAAAATAGAAACCAGGATTGTTTTCTAAGAACTCATCTCGTTCGTCCCAATAAGCTCTTTGTTCTTCTTCTGACAACTCATCATAGTTATCAGGAAATTTAGGCTCTACACCTACTAATCGTGGATTTAATCCACTAACGTCCATTCCCATAATCTTATGTATTTATTAGTTTTAAGTTTTATAAATAGTAGTAGGACCACAGCACTATGCTGACCAAAAAGAAACCATTAAAGTTGGCCCTACTACTTAGTTTTGTTAATCTGTTTCGTGAATATAATCTAGTACATTAATGTAATGTCCTTTCATAGCATCTTTTTGAAATAAAGGGTTAGGAATATTCAAAAGATTAAACATCATTTTACTAGTTATGTGCATTTGTAAGTCATGCACTAAAACTTTATCACCATAAAGAAGCTCAAAGTTCCTTATTAAGTTCTCACATTTACTCACTTGTACATCATTTGTACAACTATGAATAACTTTTCTTATCCACGAATGACATGTATACTTATTTATTGTGTTCATTCTTCATCTGTTATCTTTATTAAATTTAACTCTTTAACTCTACGTGCTGTTTCTATATAACATTCACGTTTATAAGATCCACGTTCTTTGTAATCTCTCCAATCTCCTGAAAAGTAATCACCTGGTTCATTTCCATCTACTATTGCAAAGCTATTCACTTTACCATCTCTAAAATAAACACCTAAGTCAAAGTTATTTCCTTTGCTATCTGTGTAAGGACCTAAGTACATGCAATAGTTCCACATCCATTCTCTAGCTGAGGGATAAAATAATGGTGCATTATATAATATATCATTCATCTGTTCCTGAATTATTAAAGATTCTATTTTGTTCTTCTATTGACATACCAGTAATTAGAAACTCTCTCTGTTGAATTTCTAAATGTGGCATACAATCTTGTATACACATTCCACTTTGCCACATGTCTATCTGTGTCTGAGTAACAGGCAAATCCATTGTGGAAGACTTGCCTGATATTATACTCTTTCTTTTAATTATCATCGTCAGCTTTAGGTACAATGATTTCTTTTCCCTTAGTTACTGTGTAACCGTTGTTTTTCAAAAGCACTATAGCTTCACTAATTTTCTTTTGATTAACTCTATATTCCTCGAATATTTCGTTATTAAATGGTTCTGTTGCACTCATCTTACTTTATTCTTTTAAATGGTTTATAATTATTGTCTATCAATACACTATCAGATATAAATCTACCGTATATCGTATAAACTTCTCTGTTCTGTAATTTCTTTGTATTTATTACTATTGTATCTCCTGTTTTAAACACGTTCCTACGGTCTATTACAGAAATAACCTTTCCGTCTTTAATAGATTCTAAAGTAATTGTACTTGAATGTATTCTTGCTCTCTCACTTGTACATGATGACACTCCCATCATCAATACTAATATGTAAATCACTTTTCTCACGATTGCTCTAAGTGCTCGTTAGTTTCATGATAAGCTTGATTAAACTCATCTATTCTTTGATTAAGCTCACTTAATCTATCATACAACCATGAAGTGTCTGACTCATCATGTAATTGTTGATTATTACTCACTGTTAGTCTTGGTCCTGATAGCTTATCATCTATATAAGACGAGTTTCTATTTGTCCAGTCTGATTCTTTTACACCTCCTGGTGTTGCTTTTTTAAGGTCGTAACCTGTAATTTGATTTGCCATTTTTATTTATTTATTTATTGTTTATTTATTTTTCGTCATTCCACTCTCTTTCCCAAAATACATCTTTAACATGTCGTTGTGCATTTAGTATATCTTTATCTTCTTTATCTTCAGCAAACTCAAAGTCTCTGAAGTCTCTAATGGTCTTAATACCCATTCTTTCTAATCTCTTTAATTCAGTGTAAGGAAAACACATCTCCATAATAGACTCATCTAATGTTTCTCTTACAATTTCTAAAACTTTTGGATCTTCTGACATAATCTGTCTTTTATTTATTTATTTATTTATTTAGTCTATAACAAACATTCAGGTTTTAACGCATAACCTTATTCCCCTGATTCTTTACTCACTCAACCAATTGTTATGGTATCTACCCTTGTTTTACAAGTGAGGTTATTATTGCTCTTAGACTTTACTTTACTTTATTACATTAAGAATTCTTCACCAGCTCCAAACCTATACTCTTCTTGTTGTCTTTTATATTCCCATACTAATTGTTGTACAGTAGATAATTTGACCACTTCCGTTTCTATTTTCTCCTCACATGCATTTACTAAATGTTCAGGTGTATCCTCACTATCCCAGAATCTTCTCCAAGTGTCATGATACAAATCTACCAAGTCAGTAATATCCTCATGTACATCTACAATACCTATAATAGTAGTTTCAACTGTAGGTGAATTGTCCCAATCAACTATATCATAACGTGTAGTAATAAGTCTTATAATTTTTATATCCATCTTTATTTATTTAAAATCTAAAATTTCACTTCCTGGAGTGTTTAGTCTTAAAAGACTATCGATTCTTTCTTTAGCTTCATGAAGAGTTTTAAATCTCTCTATATCATCAAACAAATCTCCTTCAAGACAATATATCTCATAAGAATAGTCTGAAATATAAGAAGGAGGAATCATAGAAATAGTTCCTAGGTCACTTCTGTAAATTTTATTACTTGGTATTGCAAACATAATGTAATAGTACAATGCTCTACAGCTTTAAGTTATCCTCACCTTCATGTATTTCTACAATCCAGTGAGGTTTAATGTTATTATATGATATAAATATCTCTATATTGTTTCTCTAAAGTGAATAAATCATCAAGTACCTTCGTTTTTGGTATTTCCTTTATTTTCCACTCAGATATAAACTCCATCAGTTCTCTAAATTGAACTAATGTAATGTCGTTATAGTATAAGAATTTAGCACAAAGTCCTTCTAAGTTAGAATAATCACCATCAACTATTTCTGATGATAACATTAATCCTGAAGGTTGTCCAAACCATTTACTACCCAATAGATTATAAATCTTTATACCTATTGTATATCTTCTAAAAAGTTCTGTAGTGTCCATAAGTTTATGTTTTATAGCTCCCCTTAATAATAATCTATATATAGAGAAGAAAGTTATAATACATATAGAAGAAAAGTTTAAGTTAATGCTATATGTATACCGTTGATTTTGATTTTTATCGTTGTTATTTTCAACGTGATAAGGTGTTGGTGTGAAGACACTCAGTACTTTACACACATAAAACACAGGTTTTTATTTTAAAAAGCCCACCCTATGTATACATTTCCCACCCTATGTATATTTACAAGGGAAGTTTTTACACTCCCCTTGCAATAATACACTGCATTAGAATGCAATGAAGTCTTCAGGGTTGGTTGACTCAGCTTGGTAAGCCTTAATCTCACCGTCAACAGCACCAAACTCTTCAAAGCCTGCACCTGTTGGCATTTGGATTTGTGGGATTGGTGTACCGTCCATTGTGATATGCTGTGCAATTGGGAAGGCACGTAAGTGAGAAACAGTAATGGCCTTACTACGAAGTCCTCGGCTCACTGGCTCACTG